AGCAGCCGTGCTTCTTGAAGACTGACTGGGGGATCATTGCGGTTTATCCTGACGTTGGGCCGCGCTTTCGACGCCTGCGCATACTCCAGCTTGGAGTGCGGCATTTCTGGCATCTTTGAGATTTTCGCACTGGCTGATAAATTTCAGCGCAGCTTTCATGCGAGCATTTTCGATGGCTAATTGGTCGAGAGGAAATTCCGCAATACATATCCACCCATCGCTGGATTTCTCACCAGTAGCCCGCTCGATGGCTTCCCGACAGTCCTTCGCATTATGCACCCACACTCCGGGCGATGTCTCAGTCGGGTAACACCAGCACGATGCTTGAGCCGCGTGAACTTCAATATCCCCGACGGGAAGTGTATGGATTCTCCTAGTTTCCATAATTACTTGGTCCACCCAAGCTCTCGGGCAGTATTTTCAAGAATTGATTGCAACTGTTCTCCGATCTTAAACCTCGTCTTGTTGTGCTCAAGGCTGCGCTCCATACTTCCATTTGCGTGACGCTCTCCAGCAGCCTTCCAATCGCATAGCATTTCGATCACATCGAGCAGGCTCATCCCGGCGACATTCGGTTCTGCAACCATGTATCCGTTCATGCACGCGTTACAGCGCTCGTTGTAGTTGGCTGGGTATTCCTTGAAGCAGATGATGCACACTTGCTTTTGGTAGTGCTCAGGGTGATGTGAATTATGCTCGTAGTGATGTTGAAGCGCAGGCCCGAGTTCTGCCAAACTAGCCTTGTATTCCTCACTTCCGTAAGTAAGCCCTTTCAGGCGTGGAGTAACCTTGTCGAAAATCGGTTTCTCGTTCGGGCCAAGTTTTGATTGGTCGTGAGCAAGCCCGCGCTCCTCCAATTTGCTCTGAACAATGTGAAGCAGCTCACGAACGCGAGCAATATGCTCCAATGTTTCAGCTCTGGAATCGTATTCGACAGCGAGGCTTTCACTCATAACGCTTTAACGCTTTCCACCGGGAGCAATCAGGATGGCCAGCGCAGGGTTGCCCTTCTTCATTTTCTTGGGCATTTCCTTCTCAGCCTCCATGCCAGCTTCCATGCCTTCCATCTCACCTTCCGCACCTTCCTCTTCGAGTTCCGGCTCGGCGTATTTGGCGGACATCACGTCGAAGTTGACCATCGGACCAACTTCGGTCGCCTTCACCCGAACGAACAAATCCTTCTCGTCACCCACGGCGCAGTCCTTGATGGCTTCCATCACGGCGGGATCTTTTGGGTCGAGGGTCAGCTTGTTCATAGTTTGTGCTCGCACTTTAACGATGCAGTTCTAAAGTGCAAGCAGCATCTATGGCAACCGAAGAACAGGTCAGTTGGGCTCCAAAATGTTTCCCCAAGCAGAACGAAATCCGCTGGCAAGTTCATCCAGACAACCCCAACCGAACCCTCTACACCTGCGTCTCCGGGCCGCGTAAATCCTCAAAAACCGTCGGCTGCCTGCACGCCGCCGTCGAGCACGCTTGGGAGGTTGACCGCGCTCTGGTGGCCGTCGTTTCGCCTACCCTCACGAATGCCATAGATGGCGGATGCTGGCAGCAGCTCGTCGAGGAAATCATTCCCATGTGGATTGATGGCGGATTTGGCTTGGAGTGGGTGAAGAAGCCCTACATGGCCGGGTCCACCAAGCGGGTAAAGTGCAGCATTCGCAACAAGCACGGCACCGTCAGCGAGTTCCAGCTTGAGTCCTTCCGGGAGGGAGCCGACGAGAACGACATCAAGACACGCTTCAAAGGTAAGAAGCTGTCGTTCATCTACTGGTCCGAAGCTGCAACGTGGGTCAAGACGCAGGCGGCTTTTGACATCATCTCAGAGTGTCTTCGTTTGAAGAATTTCTGGAAGCGCAACGAGCTGGCGATGGTGATCGACACCAACCCGGAAGCGCCAGGCGAGGACCACTGGATTTACCAGCTTTTCTACAAGTTCAGGAAGCTCGACGCATCGCAACTGGTCGAGATGATTGGCGACAAGCCCATCAAGGTGGAGGACATGATCCGCAAGCAGAAGAACTACGGCCTGATTGAAGTCTTCGTGCAGGACAACCTCTCGCTTACTGAAGAGGATTTGGTGGAGTTGAAGACCAAGTATGCCCACTCGCCGGAACTGTGGGACCGCTACTTCCTTGGAAAATGGACCGCCGCCGCTGGTGACGGCCTCTTCTACGACGTGTTCCGTCCAGCCACGCACGTTCAAGGCGAACTTGAAACCCCACTCAACCGCGATCCTCAGATGCTCGTCCCGTCCGACGACTGCTTCGAGCTGATCACTGGATGGGATTTGGGAACATCGAACCATGCGTTCACCATGATGGAACGCTTCTACTGGCCCAATGCCAAAGGCGTCAACGTCCCGCACTTTTCCGTCATAGACGAGCTGGTGATGCTCCACTCCGACGCTTCCATTGAGGATTTCACCGAGGCGGTGCTGGTGAAGATGGACTTTTGGGAGAGCTACCTCGGGCGTTCCCTGCACTGGACGCACTTCTCCGACCGCTCCGCATTCGACTACAAGGAGTCCATCTCCCAGCGACGACAGCATGTGGAGGTCTTCTTGGCCTCGAAGAAGCGGATTCGCCTTGTGGCAGTTGAAAAAGGCGATGGCTCCGTGCGGCAGCGCATCGAGATTACCCGCAGGTTGCTCTTCGAGGACCGCCTCCAGTTCTCCAAGACGAAATGCCCGCAAACCATCATGTCGGTCCAGTCCATCAAGAAGGGCAAGAACACCCCCGTTGACCGCGCTTCCGAGTTCAAGCACGCATGGGACGCCCTCACCTACCCGCTTCAGGCGATGTGCTACGAGGAATTGTTCCGGGCCAAGAAAGCGATTCTTGCCAACCGGGCCAGCTCTCAGCCAGTATCAGTCTTGCTATGAAAACAGCCACCGGTAACGCCTTGCTGCGGGCATACTCAAAAGCAGCTAAGAAACTACAACGCGATGAAGCTCTTACTGCTTGCGCAGTGTCGGCGGGATTCATAATTCCAAACGGTCAAAAACGAGGCAGCCGCAATGGATTCCAAGTCTTCGTGAAGGTGTGCCGCTATAGCGAACAGCTTCTCAAGAAAAAACCGACAACTGGCGGATTACTGTGCGAGAGCGAAAAGTAGCTGGCCCACCTGCTATGAAGCCATACTTGCAGGGAATCGCAGTGGAGCAGATACGCAGGCCGACTCCAGGATTTCCGCCCAGCGAGCCTCTGGACGGCTGGATTCAAAATCTTCCCGAAAGCAAGTTCACCTCACAAAGCGGAACCGTTGAGCTTCGGCTCGTTAATGGCACCACGAAAATCGTCAAGTGCGCTCCTTGCTGCCGGATGATAAACCATGAGGTGACGCACTGGAGGAACGTCTTGTGACCTGCGAAGCCTGCCACGAAATCCAAGAGGAGCGAGCCGCCATCCACGAGTTCGATGGAGGCTGCTCAAGGAAGGAAGCCGAGGAGTTGGCTTGGAAGGAACGGTGCCGGAAGCATCAGCCAAAAGTTTTTGTTGACGATTCGCCGGTTAAGAGTAAGGTCGTGGCGTTCGATTCAGTGTGATGGCTGAGAACGACGCTTTGTTGGTTAGCTGAAAAAGCCCGCTCTTGCCCATCACCTTGAGCGGGCTTTTTCTTTGCTGTGATTCGCCAGTAGGCGAGCGGAGGGGGAGGAGCCACCAGCACGGGACTGCGACATAAGTTCCCGGAAAATGAGCAGGTATCCTCTATGGGGGCCACCGCTGAAAGCAACGGCGAGGACGAGAACTCCCCCTTGATGTAAGCCGGTCATCTCCACTTCAAGCTCTCGACAGAGGAGGGAAGAAGGGGAGGGGCGGGAGGGAAAGTTAGGAGAGGGTTCTTTCAACGCGAAGCGCCATCTCGAACGAAGTGAGGCGAGCGACAGCGAGATTCTCCGGCAATAGCAAACGAACTGGATCAAATATGGGACTGATACGATGCAAAACAAAGTGGGTGCTCTACCGCTGGCTCCGAAAGCGCGGCGTATGGAAGGGCGAGAAGTGGCTGCTGCCGAATGACCAATCGGTCATTGCAGCGCTAAAGTCAGTGGACAGCCAATTTCCAACTGACCCAGCAGCGCT